CCTCATTGCCCACGTCGCCCGGGCTGGCCAATTCCCAACTGACGTTCTCCCCGTCCTCGTTCGTTTTCTGGTCTATGTACCAGACCTCGATCGTCTCTTGGGTAGGGTCGGCCGTTGGGTTGCCGGCCGGGAAGTTCGCCGCGTCGAGGTAACTGCCGAGCGTATGGCGCATCGTCAGCTTGAACTCGAGCAGGTCTTCGAAAGCCAGACAGAGTGCGGTGATGCGTCCGTTGACGTTGCCAACCGATAGAGTCGGACGAACCGCAGTGCCGTCCCCGTTGGTTTCGATGCCGTCGATCTGCATCGGCCAGGCGCTGTATTCGTTACCCTGCCAGTAGATCGGCTTCGCCGGCAGTTGGTCGGCATCGGGGCCAGCAGCCATCAGTTCAGCCGGTGTATGCGGGATTGAATGTCCATGAAAGCGCAGGACATCCGCGCCATAGTCCGTCCCGTCCAGCTCAAAGAGCAGCACTTCGCTGCCAGGCTCAAGGACCTGGATGTCACTGATCAGCGGCATGGTTGCCCCTTATGGATGAAAGGATTGGGTGAAGGTGGTTGCCAGCGTGAATACGCCGGCGCCATTCGGGGTGATGGTCGGAGCGGTCGCCCGGAAGAACGAGAGCTCACCGAGGGGCGGTGTCCAGAAGAACGACTTGTGCCCAGCGTGACGATCAAGGAACGCCTTGATCTGCACCGCGACGGCCTCTTTCACGACAAAGGTGAGCGGCCACGAATCAACCCGATTGTTCGGGCCATCACCTACCACCTGCTCGTAACCGCTGCCGAATTTAGAGCTTCGGTTTCGGTATTCCGGTGCGCTGGTGGTAGAAATCAGTGGGCACCAGGTGAAAGTCTCAACGGCCATTTACGAGCCTCCAGATTGATCCGCCTACTGCGCTTTCTTTGGCGATTTCCTGTTGGGCACCGCGACGCGCAACGTCGGCGTAGGCTTGTCCGAGCGCCTGAGAATCCTGCGCCGTCGCGCCAGAGTCAGCGCCCTGGATCGCGAACGACTGCTGGATAACCACACCTGGCGCAGACGGTGCGCCGCCGGCTCCAGAAGACGATCCGACGAAACCGCCATCGGCGTAGCCCTTTCCGTTTTTGTTCAGTTGCTCGAGGTACCGCCGCATACCTGGTTGCTGTACCACTTCCTTGCGGATCACGACCTCGCCACCATGGACAACGCCCTTCGGCTCGAACTTGCCACCGTCTCCGGTGTACCCGCCGTCAGAGAATCCGTATGCGCTGCTGTATCCGGCGGCCGTGCTGCCCGCCGATGCCGCTGCACCGCCACCGCCGCCAAACGCTGCACCGACTGCGCTGCCCGCAACACTGGCGAATACGTTGGACGCCGCCGACTGCAAGGCCATCTTGGCGATCATCTTCGCGAAGCTGGTCGCGACGTCCTTGAAGGTCATGTCAGCGCCGAATGCCCACTCGACAGCCGCGTCGGTGAGGCCGTCATAAAGGGAGCTGAAAGCCTGCCGCGTCTGGGTGGTCAGATCGCGGGCATTGTCGACGTAGTCGTTGAATGCATCCGACGCGCCATCTACCCAGCTTGATTGCGCATCGTCCTGACGGTTGTAAAAGTCCTGCTGCAGCACCATCCGCTCTGCCAAGGCCTCCTTGAGCAAACCGGTTTCCTTGTCGTACAGCTCTTTGGTGATATCGCCGGAGTTCATCTGCTTTTGCAGGTCCGCCATCTGCTGGTTGTAGTCCTGCTGAATGGCGAGATCTTCGCGCAGGCGATCGCGCGCCTTGTCGCCCATGCCGGCGCCAGCCAGCTCCATGTCGAAGCCGGAACGCGTGGTGTCGTTGGCAGATTTCAGAGTCGCCGCGAATGCAGCGGCTTTCGCTTCTTCCTCGTTCGCAACCTTCAGGCTTTGCAGGGCGTCGATCTCAGCAGCGAGTCCCTGCAGGCGCTTTTGCTGGTCGGCGTTCAGACCGGTCAGCTTGCCGGACGCCAGTTCGAAACGGAGCTTATCCGTCTCGGTGGCCTTCTTCTGCGCCTCGCCGCTGGTGTTGATCAGTGCGATCTGCCGCTGGTAATCCGTAGCTGCATCGTCGCCGCGCTTCGCCAGCGCCTTGGCTTCAGATTCCGCAGCCTTCGAAGCCTGCAAAGCCTCGGCGGCGTATTTCTTCTGAGCGTCGAGAGCAGCCTCACTGGCATCCAGTGTTTTGGCTTTGGCGATCAGCAGATCACCCTCGCCCTGCTTGAGGCCTGTAACCAGACCGGCACCAATGCGGGCAGCAAGCTTGTCAGCGGTGGTTTTCTTGCCCGACAACAGGATCTGTTCGTCGAGGTTTTTTGCGAGTTCCTTGAATGCCTTCGACTGCTCGACGGAAACCGGTGCAGCGATGATTCCGTTGAGAACTTTGATTTGATTGCCGTAGGCCTCAGCTTTTTGGCGTACGGTGTCCAGTTCGGCCTGCGCGGTGACCAGCGACTCATTCCACTCTCGCTGACGTGAGTCATCAGGATGCTCACGTAGCAGCCGCTGATACAGGGCCACCGAGCTTTCCGCATCGATCGCCAGAAGCTGGGCATCCATCAAATCTTTGTTGATGTCCTGCAGCGCGCCGGCGGCCTGGTTCTTCGTGAACCCGTCGAACGACTGATTCAGCAGGTCGACTTTCTGGCCGAGGGACGTAGCCGTTTCCTCGGCATCGTCCCCGCTCATGGCAAAGTACGCCAGAGCACTCGCCGCAAGCAGGGCAACCCCTACCGGGCCGCCAAGCAGCGCCATGGCCGCAGACGCACCACGCGCCGCAACGCCAACACTCACAAGACCGGCCGCGGTCGCCGGCGCAACGCCTGCCATTCGAGCCAGGGCAAGCTGGTAGCGCACTGCTTCAACCTGAGCCATTGCGAACGCCGCGCCGCTGGCCACTGCACCAGCAGCAAGGCGGGTGGCCAGAACCACGGCCAGCGCTGTCGCCGCCTGAGCGGTAAGGCCCAGCGCCGTGCGCGCCGCCGGCGAGGCAAGCGCAGTGTTCACCGCTTCAATGGCGGAGCGCGCGCCATCTAGACCACCCTCGCCAGTCAACAGCCCGGCAACGGTATTGCGCAACGCATCCAGCGAACCGCCGAACGTATCGCGCGCAGCCGCCGCCGCGCCGCCGTAGGATTCTTCCAGCGCTTTCAGGATGATGCCCTGGGCGCCGGCAATATCGCCGGTCGACTCCATGGCTTCAGCCAGTTTCTTCTGATCCTCGGTGAACCTGAATCCCTGCTTGCTCAGCGCACCGAGGCCATCGGTTGGCACGTCAAGCGCCCGACCGATCGTCTCAGCAGCCTGAACAACCGATGTTCCGGTGCGCGCGGCCATATCAGACGCAGACTTCAATGCCCGCGTGAACTGGTCGCCGACGATGCCGGTGAATGCCAGAAGCGCGGTCTGCGCCTGGTTGATATCGCCGCCGGAAAAGGTGGTTGCCTTTTCCATGGCGTCGGCCATGTCGTTCAGCTGATCACGGCTGAACCCGGCAGCCTCGCCAGTGGATTTGAGCACGGCGGCCAGCTGCGCCTGTTCTTTCTCTGCGTCGCGAGTTTCCGTGATGAAACTGGTAAACACGGCGCCGGCCGAGAAGCCCGCCACCGCCCCAGCGATCACCTCGCCGAGCGCAGTCCATGCCAGAGACGCGACATTGGCCGATTCAGCGATGCCTTTGCCGGACTTGCGAGCAGAGGCCTCGGCCTTGTCGAGCGGACCAGTGAAGCCCCCGATGCGCGCGATCAGGTCGAGCGTCAGCGTGCCCAGTGAATTGGCCATTTATAACTCCAAGTGAGACCACCCGTTCGGGCTTACAAAAGGGCTGCGCTCACCCCCACGATTTCATCGCCTCCTCCAGCGTTACCGGACGCTCCGATTCGTGCGGCATGAAGTCCACAACGGTGTAGCCACCATGCTGCGTGTGGGTGTTGGCATACAGGCTGGCCAGCATTGCGGTGCCGTATTCGATCCGCATGCCGAAGTTGAGAGACCCGCGCTTGGTGCGGTACCGATTCCAACTCCGGAACTCGGCCAGGCTTACGCGCTCTTGGGCTTCCGCGACCGTTGCGCCGATCGAGATGGCGATTTCGTGCCAGAGCTCGTCGGTGTCGGTGAGCTCTTCGTCTTTCCCATCTGCGTTACCTCGCCAATGGCAGAGAGCAATGCTTTGGAAAGTTCGCTGTTCAGCTCGCCGCGCTCCGGGTCAGCCTCACCGGTAATGTCGCCGACCGTGAAAACCGGCACGCCAGCTTCGTCGCAGATGCATGCGGCAATTCGGCCTGCTGCCCCGTCCTGTTTGCCGAAAGATGACAGCACGTCGCTCACGGCGGACCGATAGCCCAGCGGCCGAACGAAGACCGTGGCCTTCAGTTTGGTGCCGTTCTGCACCCAGACGATCTCTTTCTCGACGGGACGCCCGGTGAACGCCCCGTTCTCCATCAATGTCTTGATACTCAGCTGCATAGCGGCGCCTTAAACGTTGGTGGTTTTGCGAATCCAGGCGGAGCCGCCCGAACGCTGGATGGTTGCGGCCGTGGTGACCACGGTGTTGGCGGAGAAGTCGAACGGGAAGTCGGAGACGTAGCCGTCGAACACGTACCAGGTTCGGCCGCTCGGGAGCACGAAGTCGTTACTTTCAGCCAGTTCAGCCGCTGCCGTCGCACCGGTACCCGCGCCGCCAGTGAGTGCAACAGTTGGAGTCGAGGTGTAACCGGTGCCAGGGTTGGTGATGTTGAAGCCAGTCACCGAGCCACCACTGATGGTCGCCGTTGCAGTCGCGCCAGTACCGCCGCCGCCAGTGATCGCCACGGTCGGAGCGGTCGTGTAACCGGAGCCGCCAGCAGTGAGGCTGATTTCTGCCAGAGAGCCTGCCACGGCGACGGTCGGCTCGATGCCAGTACCATCCGACCAGCCAACTGCCCAGTGGATGTTTTCGATGCTGTCGTCTTCGGACAACTGATGCAGGCGCACGTGAGAGGCGTTGCGGGGATCCGCGTTGAGCGTCAACGACGCCTGACCTGGGGTGCGCAAGCCGCGCATGTAGGTGCGCACCTTGCCGCTGAGACAGGTGGTCTCGATTTGGTCAGCTGGGTTACCGCCCGGGCTGAACGCCGTGGCGCATTCGATCTCGAGGATTTCAAACACTGCAGGATTCGAAGCAGACGGCACGAGCGCGTAGATCTGGGTTCCTTGGGAAAGGATCGACATGGCATTCTCCAAATGTCGGGCACAAAAAAACCCGCACTCGGCGGGCTGGTTCAGGGGGGTGTTCGTTATCGGGGTACAAGCCAGTCGATATCGAAGCTCGACCGGTAAAGCTTTGTCGCGGTGTCTTTCGTTTCGCCGCCCCAACGGGTGACGTTGGCTTTGAGCTCGATCGCGCGCGCGATCGCCTGCGTCACAGCCCTCGAATCACCTGCCGTTGTGGCGTACACATCGACCTGAAGCGTGTAACCGTCGATATCCGGCCTGCCCGAAAGGTAATTGTCTGGCGATCCGGTCAACAGCTGCCACACCGCGTATGGCTTGACCACGCTTTCAGGCGCTTCGCCGAACGGATAAAGGCGAGTGGGCTGAATGCCCAGCACAGCGGTGACCGCAGTGTCTCTAGCGCAAACCGCGAATATTGGCGCGGTGTTCATCAGCTCATTCCTCGTGCTTTCTGCGCCCGGCGAATAGCTCGGTCAATGGCCTTTTCGTATTGGCTAATAAACTCACCAGTCGCGGCGCTGATGTTGTCGGCAAGGGCGTTACGAGCATATGGCTGGGCACGAATATTCTCCGTACCAAACTCCAGCAAACGCCAGTGCGGTGTTGGAGAGTTTTCCGCCTTGTTGCCGCCATCCTTCAACACGGCCCCATGCAGCACGCCGACCCGAAAAGCGAGATCACCAGTGGACCTGAACCGTCTACCATTCCAGCGGACGGCAATGTTCTGAGCGATAGATCGGCCGGTCTCCTTGTCGTCCAGTCGCTCAACACCTTCAGCCCACTTACCTGCAACGAGCTGCGCAGCCCGGCGGAGTGCCGAACGTCCGCCTTTGCGCTTCACGTCGTAGTTGATGGACTGGAGCTTGCCGACGAGCGAATCGATTCCGATCAGGCTGAACTCAATGCTTTCAGCCATCATTCACCCCCTTCGCCACCAGCATCGTTAGGTACTCAAGGCCGGACACTGGATCAGGCATTGGTTGACCTTGGATTTCGTACACATCACCACGGTGAAGGATGCGCATCGTAGGCAGGACTCCGGGGCGGTATCGAATCACGACTCGCCCGGACGCTTCGGACTGGCCCGCCTGCGCTGCAATCAAATCGCGAGCGCTGAGTGCCGAAACCTCCGCCGGTACCTTTTCCCAGACGGTTTGCCATCCAGGAAGCATCTCACCAGATTCCGGATCTTGAACTTCGCCCGGTGCCTGGAAAGTGATTCGGTGGCGCAATCGACCCGCTCTCATCAGACACCCATCCCGACGCGATACGGCGTCAACAGAGCCTTGGAAGCCTGAGGCAACTCGGTGGCAATTGTGCCGGTGACCACTTCTTCGCGGTTGGCAAATAGATGGCCGAGTTTCAACAGGCAGGCGGACTGAATACTGGGGTTTATGACGATTCCTCGAGCATCTCGCGCTGCCGCCTCCAGCGCTTCTTTAAAATAAAAGTCCGCGTCGGCCAAGGCTTCGCACCGCAGGTGTTGATCATCAATCAGATCAGCCGAGGCCAATGCGGCGTCATATTCGTAACGCGCAGCATTTCGAGCGAACGGAACCTGCAAGCGGGCAGCATTGCGAGCAGCCTTATCAACAAAGAACGAGCGCTGGAGATAGGCCATCGCCGCATCTTCGGCCCCATCCAGTTGCGACTGGACGAGATCCTGATCCTCCGGCTCGGCCAAAAGGTGCTTCATCGCCAATTCGATGTTGATCACGCTCATGATTATTTAGCCTTGTTTTTCAGCTCGGGTTTCGGCTTTTGGTTGGCCTCTGGAGCGGCTTTGTTATCCGCCTCCTTAGCCTGTTTTTTGTCGGGTTCGGCCGCCTGCTTCACGTCGTAATCCTCAATCAAACCGTTCCGGTGAAGCTCCTTGGCGCGGAACTCATCGACGGTAATGTCACGGCCTTTCTTCACGTACTCACCGACGTTCAAAAAGCCTTTTTTGGTTGTCACTTTGATATCGGGCATTGGCACACACGCCCGGTCACCCGGGCGCGCTCCTTGGGGGATTGAGGAATTAAGGCGTTGGGTCTTCGAACTCGCCGTGCACGAAGGATTCTGGGCGGTACACCGCCAGCGCCAGGCGCTCTTCGGCGCGGATGGTGACCATGTTGGTGCGGAAGTTGTCGCCGTCTTCGGTCGAAACCTCGACCGCAGCGTCTTCGCGGTCGAACACCTGGGCGGCGATGTTCATTGCGCCCACCAAGAACTCGCCTTCTGGTACCGCGTTGCTGTCCACAACTGGCAACTTCCAGAGACGCTGGACGCCGCCTTCTTGGACGTTGACCCAGATGTAGGAGCCGGTGCTGTCCTTGGTCAGCTCGATGTCGGCCCAGTCCACCGGGTTGAGCGCGATGGCCGAGGCGCGGTATTCAGCGACCCGCACTTGCAGAATCGCGCGGCGCAGGGTGTCGATCTTGGTGTCGCCGGACTTGCGGAGCGCTTCGTTGAAGGCGGTGGCTTGCGGGATCAGGCCCAACAGGTTTTGCCCGGTGCCGTCACCTGCGAGGATCTGCTCTTCTTCCTTGTACTTCAGGCCGTAGATTGCGCGGCCATTGATGTAGCTTTGCAAGAGCGGGATGTCCGACAGCACCTGCTTCGAGGCGCGGAACCAGTGGGCAATGGTTTTGACAGTGGTGGTCACCAAGCCAAAGGACAGATCGGACTGAGCCTTCAGCGCACCCTCACCAGCCTGCGGCGCCGCCATGTTCTGGAATCCAGTTTCCTGAACAAACTCAATCGCATTGGAGGCCGTACGACCGGGCATGATCAGGTCGCGGATGGTGAACTGGCGCTCTGGGTCGGTGATGATCCCTGGAACCCGCGTTGGCTGAATACCAACGCCTACACCGCCAGTTCCGGTGGTGCCACTGGT